GTATTCTGGAGAAATATGTAATTTTAAATAAAAATCCCCATATTTACACATATTTCTTGTCCACGACCACATGTTGAACTCAACATTCAGAATATCATAGAACAAATTTTCAAGTATCTTCTTTATGTTTCCATCCGCTGCCTTTACGGTTAACATATTTCCCATTTCATTTTCAGTGAGACACTCGTCCGCGTAAATATCTAATGCAGATGAGAGAATTGGATCCGCATCCATAAAATCATAATCTCTAAATAAATCTACTCTAGAAGAGTGATATGCTAAAGAGAAATCTTTTCCATTCGGGTCGTGTCCAGAAGTGCGAATTCTATTGAATCTATCCTTGAGAGAGTTCCTATCAGTTGCATATTGAACCTGATCGGTATCCTTTATCTTCAACATTTTACCTCCGACGTTTCTAACTATAACATCGGTTGAAAATAGTCTTTTTAGCCTTGCAAATAGACTTTTCGATTTTAAATCCACCGGCTGATTAAACTTATCTTCCATAAATTATCATTTTATATGAATAAATAGTGTAATGGGTTTATAATAACCAAGATAAATCCTCACGATGTCCGGCTGAGTTAGGATTGAATTTATTTCCCGTATCAACTGGCATGCTCCAAGAATTCTTAGCATCGTCATCCGATCGGGTATACACCCCGGAATTTTGAGTCTTACTTATATTATTTATCAACGTTTTTCTAAACTCATCGGATTCGGTTCTAAGTCTCAACGCGGTGTCTCTCACCCATAATCCGATGCCGAGTGAAGTAACTAGATCGTCATTATAACCACTCATAGCTTCTGCCCTATTACCAGTCCACATGAAGACGGATAACTCATCCAACGTACGAGATGAGTGAAGTCCAAAACTTCTTTCTCTTAAATACGACTCTAATTTTGAAATTATTAACGGTCTAGTTTTTGAAGTGGTGGTGAAACCTGGAACCATTTTCTTCTCCATCCTATTTATGTTCCCAACCATCTGTCTTTCGACATCAACATACGTCGCATCGGCTGAACTATAAAATGTATTGGGATAACTTCTATCTATTATCTGTTGGAGGGTCGCCCATCCTATATTATTGTTTTCTACAACCAGTATTGCGTTGTTATATTCAGTTGCAATTGATACGAGTAGGTTTCCGTAAGCCTTAGTGTCAATAACCCCTCTATATTCCGCTACTTGAGTTAAATTCTCTATATCTATAACATGAAATGCTGATTTATCAGCGCCATCACCCCTAGCAACGTCTGCACAAACCAGATAAGATTTTATATAACTCGGATATTCCCATATCCACAAGCCCTTATCATTTCCCCTCATTTCTATAGGTTCTTTAATGATAGTTTCTCTATACCACTTTAAAATATCAGCTTCTATTACAGAATGACCGGATGTGGTAAAATCACAATCGCATTCCTGAGCAGCTTTTCTCGGATCTCCCTGAAGAGTGGTTTGTCTATCTCGCCATAATTGGTCTCGTTCCGGATGTAAGTTCCAAGGCAACTTTATTGTATTGAATCCAAATCCACTCTCATTAGATTCGGAATCGGTCCACATTTTGTGAAAAAACCCACCTACTCCGTTTGGTGTAGAGAGTAAGACAGCACTTCCACCCGTTGAAAGAGTTGCTTGAGCAGATACCCAAATTTCTTCGGCCTCCTTTATGTGAGCACATTCGTCTAAAATTAGAAATGAAACAGCTTCACCGCGAGCTGCATTTGGAGAAGAGGCCACAGCTTTAACTCTGGAACCGTTTTTCAATCTCATTGATAGTCTGTTATCTTCGACACATGGGACTTTCAACCAAGATGGTAGATGATCATTTGCGAATCTTATTTTAGTTACTATTTCCTTTGAAGCATCTTGAGCACGACTTATAACTAAAACCGTCTTATCTGTATGAAAAATCATCAACCAGAGAGAATATGCGGAGACAAGCGTGGAAATCCCCATCTGTCTAGATTTTAATATAATATTAAAATCATGATTTACTAAGTCAGTTAAAGTTTTTTCTTGAAAGTCATACAAATCAAAGTTTACAGTTCCACGAATAGGATGTTGAATCTTAACATATTTCTTCATGAAATAAATTGGATCTACAAGACATTTCTTATATTCCTCTTTAATTACTTCCTTAAGTGTTTTTTGTGTACTCATTGATTTAATCCATCCAAAACCATTTGTTTTGCTTGTTTCTCGGTTTCTGGATTATAATTTAATTTCGTCAATTCTTCATTGGCTTTTGCGATGTTTTCATCAACATCTTTTAAATCGTTTTTCAAATCAGATAAAACTTTAACCATTTGATTAGTATCATCCGTCCAAAATTCACTACTTCCATCATCATTGAAAAATTGTAATTTTTCGTTCGTATTTTTTTCTAAGTATTCAATACTATCAGTGATATTTTTCTTAAAATCTTTCATTTCAGAAAGCATATTGTTGTATATTTTATATCGTTCATAGTCCGCATATACTCCCAATGCTTTTAATTTACTATCAAATGAAATACTGCAATCATAACATTTACCTGTTTTAGGATAAAATCTATCGTCTAAATAATTACCAAATTTCATATCCGCATTACAAATGCTACATCTTTGATCAATTTTTATTTGACCACATTTAGATACTTTTCTTTTGGTATTGTTTTTCCAAATCCATTTATTACCTTGTCCATCTTCCCATTCTTCACCTTCTTTTCTTGTACTATTATTTAAATTTGGATCATATCCCACTTGAATAAATGGACGGTTTCCATCAACATAATCTCTGACGATATTAAGATTGCTTTTTCCTGTTGCTCTTTTCATAACTTTACTTTTAATCTTTCCAATTCCTTTTTGAAATCATCCAAGATTTCAGTTCTTTTATTTTTATAACGAAAAGTATTACCTTTCACTAATTTAATTAGTTTTTCTAAAGTGTTAATGTCATTAAATGTTACATTATCGCCAAATAAAAATTCAGCAACATCATCCATATCGGTATAAACAGTTTTTATATTTTGTTTTTCCTGTTTACCCTTTTCATTTGTTATAACATCCGCACTTTGAAGACCCTTTTTCCAATTCATTTGATATCTCTTCATCTTATTTGGATCTTCGGTAGATTCATAACTATTAGACATAATATTCATTAATAGAATGTTTCTTAATGCGGCCTTATACTTTGAATCGGGAGCACCAGATAAAGATTTAATCATGAAATTTAAATCACCAATCATTAAATCAATTTGTACATAACCATCTTCATTTGGTATTTCCGTGGATTTTACCGGATTGCCATTTTCATCAATTATAGGTACATTTAAATGTAGTTGATCCAGTCCTGTATTTATTTTAAATGCTGGTGTAGGAACTGTTGATGGTGTATTAGATTCTACATGTTGTTTTAGTTTATCATAAAACATCTTTTTATCATAATCATAATTTACACCAAATAATTGATTCAATTGTTCAGTTGATACTGCAACATCAATATCACCCAAGACTGGTTTGGATTTATTTCCAATAATTTCATAATTTAATGTGTCAAGATTCCATATTTTTAAACCATTTTTTATTGTAGAATCTAGATATTGTTTTGGTAAATCACTATTAGCCGCAACCGCATTACCACCTTCTGTAATTAAAAATTCTTTTAATATATCATTGACAATTTTATTTCCCAAATCAGCATGTTTTTTGATTTTATCAATAGATGCTTGAGTTTCTGGAGTAGTTGCTTTCTTTTCTTTCTTTGAATATTGTTCAATCATCTTTTCTGCGTATTTGTCTTTTATTGCTTTAATGAATGAACCATAATCAAATCCTAAATCTGTAAGAATTCCATTTTTGTCAAGTGTTTTTGCAAATCCAAGAACACCTGTAGTTAAATCTTTTAATTTAACATCATTTGGATTAACACCACTGTGTGTGGATAAATTTTGATCTATATCAGTAATTTTCTTTCCAAATAAACCAGCCAAAAAGTCTGCCAAATCTCTTAAAAATGTACGAGGACTATTAGATATCAATTTATCTACAACATCTTTTCTTAACATTGGAGATACAATCTTACCATCTTTAAATTTAGCTCTTACTCCTGTATCACCAATTCTAATATTAAGAACTTCTGCCAATGCGGCATACATTCCTCCCATTGTAAATCCTTTTATACCTCTTTCAGGTGTAAATCTAGCAGCAAACCAATCTTTATATATTTTTGTAGTATATAATAAATCTAATTGAACCCAATCACCATCGTCAAGTTTGATTATAATCTGTTTACCGTCAGATCTTTTTGCACTTTCAATATCAATATAATTTTGTCCACTGGTTTCAATGAATTGAATTACATTTTTGATATATTCTTTCTTTGTATCGCTTCCGTCTTCATTGGTTTCAATAGGTATAACAACCATTACATCAATATCACCATAAGTTACTTGTGCTTTATCGTGTTGGTCTTGCTTGTAGTAACCAGCAGAACCCAAGATTTGATAATCTTTAATCGGAGTTAATGGTATATTACTTAAAAACATATTCAAATCAGCCAAAAAAACTTTGAACTTTTCAGTTGATTTTTCAATTGTATCCGGTGACAAAACTGTCTTGGATGTAAGTTCTGGCTTTAACCATCCACCTTCATCAATTGGTTGTTTATGTGCAGCTCTATTTGCAGCGCTGAATTTGGAACGGGAAACATACTTAATGTCACCTTCTGGATGAGAGAATACATAACCTTCACCACCTGGTTCATTGCCTATATATGATTTAATTTCACTATCTTGATTGTCTATTTGATTAATAATTTCATCTTTAACCGACATTATTTCTACAACAACTTTCCATAAAGATTCAAATCCAGCACGATTACTACTAACATACTCATTAATCTTCTTTTTCATTACATCTGTAAGATTACTTTGACTAATCCATTGTAGAAAATCGTCGCCAATATTCACTAATCCAGTATCAACTTTACTATTCAAGTATTTATATAATACATCGGGAAAATTAGTCATCTTCATACTTGCCAATTTGGATGGATTAATAAAATCATCTATATTTCTAGCATGTTTATTAATATAAAGTATAATATCTTTTAATCTTTTTTCATTTACATTAGGCGGATTATTTACAGATATTGGCGGTATTACTAACAATTGTTTACCTTGAAAAACATTATAATTTGTAATCGCAGTTTCATTTCCAAAACTATCCACTTCTCTGTGTACTACAACCGAAGCTTTGCTTTGCGAAATCTTTCTTCCCAATTCAGAATCAATACTAACCGCATAAGTTACAATGTTTGGTTTGAAAACATATCGTCCATTTTCAATTAATGGCGTATTGAAATACAACAAATCTCCTTTAAAATAACCTCTAAATGTTGTTGGAACGGCAGATTCAAATACAGAAAATATGTTTTTCATTTCTTGAACAAATAATCTATATTCGTCTGTTTTAACACTTTTACCTCTATTCAAAAACATTTGTTGCAATTCTTCTGGAGATGTTGGTCTACCATTATAACCTTTCGCAACAAATCCACTTTTATCAGTTAATACAAACTTACCTTCATCGTTTCTGCCGAATATAATTGCAGGAGAACCATCCCATTTCATTGT